AAAACGAGGTCACTGATCTCAGAAAAAAGTTCTCAAAGCATTCTTTGAATGTGCTGTCGGTCAGAAAGCCAAAATTAATAGAGAAGATTATCAATACTGGCACAAAAGAGGTGTTGAAGGATCTTGAAGAAATCACTAATCCAAATCAGTTTGATGAAGTTATTACTGTTAGCAGTTCTGCTACTGGTTAGCGGTTGTTCAATACTCGGTTCTGGTAGGGATATTCCAGAAGTTAAGCCTGTAGAGGTTGTTACGGTAGTAAAAAAAGCTCCAATGTATCACCCTCCGTTGCCAAACAATATTGAGTCTGTGCCTGTTGAGTGGACTGTTTTAAACCCAGAGCTTATGCAAGCCTATTTAGATGATTTAAGTGAAGGTAATGCTCCTACTAATGTGTGGTATGCGTTGACAACTAAGGGTTATGAAAACCTTTCGATTAATATGGCAGAGGTTAAAAGATACCTAAGACAAGTTATTAGTATTGTAAAATACTATAAAGAGTTAGATGAGGAGTCTTCTAAAGATGAATGAAGCTTTAACAGAATATATATCAAAAAGAACTCCTAGGATTCAGGAGTCTTTAGGAAAAGCTACAAAAGGAATGACCGATCAACAGCAACAAGATTTTTTAGCTGCAATGCAGTTTGGCGATACTGAGTTTCAATCTGAAATAGCCCCCTATATGCCTGAAGGGTCAACCATTAATCCTAGTAAAGCAGCACTTGTTCCATTGCCTTTAGATATGAGAGAAAAAGGCCAAAGTCTTAAGACAAAAGGAATATCAAGGAGAGGAACAGATCGTCTTATGCCTTTAGAAGTTGAAGGAAAAATTATAGGTCAAATTCCTGGTAATGCTGTTTCTGCTCTTGGTGCTATTAACGCAAACCCTCAAGTGTATGCCCATGAATATAGGCATCAGGAAGATTCAGATGCGTTTTATGAAACTAATAACAGACTTCTTGATGTGTTTGCTTCTAGGACTAAAACAGATTTTAAAAGAGCAGTTGCAAGTCTTGCCGATGCCGCTTTGTATGAAGCTGGAAAAAAAGCAGTTGCTTCTGGTGATGAAGAAAAAAGTCAAAGTTATAAAACAACAGAAAATGCTTATTACTCGGCAAATAGTAAAGATCCTAGTATTAAAGAGCTTGACTCAGCATTAAACGATTTATTAACTAACGATCCGTATATTAGCAATCAACTTCAGAAGGTAAACAATCTTATTGCTCTTGGAAATATTGAAGCTCCCGCTGTTGGCCCTCAATACAAAAGATTTCTTTCTAGTAAAAAAGAAAGAAAACAAGAAAAAGAAAGAAAGCAAAAAATAAAGGATGAGGGTTATGAAGGCGCTGGGTTTTTGCCTATGGATTTTAAAGAAGGTGGAAGGTCTAAATTAATATGAAGATAAGTGAAAACGGTTTAGAGCTTATAAAGAAGTTTGAGGGATGCGAAACTACTGCTTATCAAGATAGTGTTGGTGTGTGGACGATAGGATTTGGTCATACCAAAGGTGTTGAAGAGGGTCAAACTTGTTCAATAGAAGATGCAGAGTCAATGCTTGCTGACGAGATGGATGAATACGAAGGTTACATTAACAATATGGTTAAGGTTGACCTTCAACAGCATGAGTTCGATGCTTTAGTTGCGTGGGTATATAATCTTGGGCCAACTAACCTTGGCGAAAGCACAATGCTTAAAGTGCTTAATGGCGGTCAGTTTGATCGTGTTCCAGATGAAATGAATCGATGGACTCGCGCTGGTGGAAAGATACTCGAAGGCTTGGTAAGAAGAAGGCAAGCGGAGTCTTTAATGTTTCAGAATTTGGATTGGAGACAGGTTTAAATGCCTCTAACCAAAATACAGTTTGCTCCCGGCGTTAACAAAGAGGGAACTGAATACACAGCGGATGCTGGTTGGTTTGATTCAGATAAAGTTAGATTTAGAAAGGGTCGACCTGAAAAAATAGGAGGCTGGGCTAAGTATTCGTCTAGTTCATTTCTTGGTGTTTGCAGATCGTTACATGATTGGGCTTCATTAGAGTCTATACGGTATATAGGTGTCGGGACTCATTTAAAGTTTTATGTTAATCAAGGCGCAAGTTACCACGATGTAACGCCTATAAGATCTACGACATCTGCCGGAGATGTGACGTTTGCAGCGACAAATGGCAGCTCTACAATTACAGCAACAGATACTGCTCATGGTGCAAATATAAATGACTTTGTAACTTTTTCTGATGCGGCTTCGTTAGGCGGTAATGTTACTGCCGCTGTGCTTAATCAGGAGTATCAGGTTGCTTCTGTTCCAACGGCAAACACATTTACATTTGTAGCTAAAGACACAAGCGGAACTACCGTTACTGCAAATGCCAGCGATAGCGGCAACGGAGGAAGCAGTACTGTTGGGGCTTATCAAATTGGTGTAGGTCTTAACGCTTATGTAGAAGGCACTGGTTGGGGTGCTGGAGCATGGGGTGATGGAACATTTGGATCTGTAAGCGCATTAAGCGCATCTAGCCAGCTTAGACTGTACAGCCAAGATAACTTTGGAGAAGATTTAGTATTCAATGTTAGAGCTGGAGGAGTTTATTATTGGGATGAATCTTCTGGCACATCTAATAGAGCGGTGGCATTAAGTTCGCTT